GTTATACGTTACATTTAGGAGAGCTCGTTGTTTATCAGAGGTCATGTTGGAATGTTATCCTGCTGTCGAATATGGAATTGTGCCTGCAGCTAAACTATTCATCGAAACCAGTTTGGTCAATCCATCCAATATGGATGTTGAATTGAACGATGATGTTAAGCTTGTTACCAATTATGACAAAACTGATATCAATGACTACAAGCCAAAACAAATAGAAATTTACGGCTCCACAATCGAGGGAGGACAGATGGTTTATCCAGATGTCGGTCCCGATAATTTGGAGGCCGCCGTTGTTATACGTATGGCTAAAAAGAGGATTCATGATGCTAGTCTGTTACAAGAATTTCTCAAGTTCGCACGAGCTAGGATCGACGAATTGGGAATGTTTGATTTGTCAGACGTAGACATCTTGGCCTTTTTACGTGGTCAGTACGGCGAGAATAGAGCTGCTGTGTTGCAGGCCTTTATAGATATTGAATTGCTGAAGGAAGATTTGACTTACGGATTGTTTGTTAAACCTGAAGCATATGTTGGTAAAGACTATGATAATTTCAAACCTCGCATGATTTGGTCGTGTCCTGATGTTGTGATAGCTAAGTTTGGGGCTTACTTTCACAAGTTAGGGAAAATGATGGCCACTTTGTGGAATGGTTCTGGAAATATGTACTACGCATGTGGTTCCTCACCTAGTTCCGTTGGTGCCTTTGGTGCGAAACTGTTCGAAACATTTAATTATATGTATGAGAGCGACGTTTCAAACTGGGATGGTAGCATTTTGCAAGAAGTGCTAGAACTTGAGAAGTATTTTCTTAACACCAAGGTGACTGGTATGCCGGACGATTTTGATATCATGTTGAAAAATTGGGATATTCTTAATGGACACAACTCAAAGAATACTGTGACTGTTAAAATGAATCATGGAAGAAGATCAGGAGACCTTTGGACTTCATCATTCAATTCTTTGTTAAACTTGCTCATAACTATGTGGGTGACTGACACAGATTGGAAGACTGTAGGTGTCTTGGTGCTTGGTGACGACAACGTTGTTGCCACCAATAAGAAGTTGGACGTTGAAAAGATGGTTCTCATGTATGCCGCTATTGGCATGGAATGTGAGATTATTGAACGTGACAACATCTTCGATGTTACATTTTGTTCTGGTCGGTTTTGGAGCGTTGGAGGGACGGTGAAATGGGGTAACATGCCTTTTAGAACTTTACAAAAGTTTGGTATAAACCATGGGGGACATTCTAAGAAGAAATTTAAAGGATTACTCTATGGCACTGCTAAAAGTCTTTTACCCACTGCAGGTCATATACCTGTCATTGGCACCTTTCTCCGCGCAATTGTAGATTCAGCTGAAAGTATGAAAGTCAAAGCTATTTATGATAAGAAGCAATATAAAGGTAGGATACAAGGAGGGGTTTGTGAATATCCCTCATTAGATACCTACTCTCAATTTTGTGCTTTATATCATTATGACCTTGAATATGTCCTCGAGTGCGAGGAATGGATCAGCTGTAATGTGCATATTAAGGACTTTCCATATCTTCTTACTGACCAGCTTTTTAAAGATGGTCTAGGGGTTGATACTGGTTCTGAAGCCAAGGCCGCGAAAAGTACTGTTGTTTTCACTAATGAATATTTGACTGAGATTGTGCCACATGAGGAGGAAGTTGAGAAACTTAGAGGTGCTAAGACCTTCTATGAGGCGCTTAATAAGGCTGCTGCTTTTGGTAGAGAGGAAGATGAG